GGGTCGTAGAGCAGTTCGATCGTCCAAGTGATTCGGGCACCGACGCGAGCGAGTTGCGTCAGCCACTTCCGCAGCTGCGGCGAGAGCCTTTCGGGCATGCGGCGTTTCTTGCCCTTCGGTGGTGGCAGTTCGTCGTCGCTCAGTAGTGACCGCTGGACCTCGCCCATGCGTGCGAGTCTGGCGGGCGTGTCAAGTTTTGCGAGCCTCGCGGCACGCCTGCCGCATCCAAGTGCGGTTCGCCATCGACTCAAACCACAGCCGGGCGAACGACTCGACGGCGTCAGTGCCGACATCGCTGTAGAGTTTCTGGAGTTCCGGCGAATCGCCCCACATGGCTTCGACGTCTTCTCGCACCTTGGCGATCAAGACCTTGGCGTCACGCACTGCTGCCATCTCGCTTTCTGGCTGCGCCCTAGCGAGCTTCGTCCAGTGCTCGCAGTTCCAGCAGCGACAGACGGCGTCCACGAACTCATCGAACGCACGCCCAGCCTTGACGGCTCGCGGGCCGACCTCTTCTCTGAGCCGGCCACGCAGGTGCGCCAGCATCCCAGCCGGCGCGTCACTCACCGTCACCTCTTGCCCGCAGGCGTAGTAGGTGCAGCAGGCGTGAGCGACGCGCCGGGGGAGGCTTTGCACTTGCACGACGCCGGGCACGGGCACGGCGTCCGGTGCCCGTCTCCATGGACGATGTAGCCACGCCCGCCGCAGTCCGTGCAGCAGCCCGGTTTAGGCTCTGGCTTCGGTTCTGGAGCCTTGTCCGGTGCCGTGGCGGCATAGGCCACTGAGACCGCCGCCGAGGCTCTAGGAGCCTCTTGGTCGATCTGTGCGGGATCAGCCGACAGAGCGGCGAGCACCGAGAGGATGTATTGCCACATGCGTCTCACCATCCTTGCCCGTGATTGAGGACGCGGTGCCCATCGGCATCGACGCGAGCATGCACGACGTACGCCTGCTCTGGCGGCGCTGGCTCGACAAACATCATCGTCCACAGTCCAAGGCGGGCGAGCCGCTGAATCAGTCGCAACACCGGGCGGCTCGGCTCGGGCTTCACTGGGCTGTAGTCGCTCGTGGCGGCCCACCACGTAAGCATCACGGCGACCAGGGCGACGACGACGGCGGATTGAATCTCTCGTTTGGTCATCGGTCTACGCTCCACAACGAGTACAAGAACATTACGACGCAGGCACCGATCACGCTGCCGATGAGACCAGCAGGAGCGTCGCCAAACGGCAGACCGCCAGCGAGCGAGCCGATGATGCCGAGCCCGATTGTCGGCACCCAGCCCTCGGGACAGCGTCCCGGCATCAGCCACTTGGCGATACCACCAGCGACGGCACCAAACACAAGCCACAAGAGCAACGACATAAGCACTCCTACTGTGCGAGGTGGAACGTGTCTGCGATGAGTCGAGCCGGCGACGGTCGGCGGGCCTCTGGCGGGACAGGCTGTAGCCAGTTGCCGTGGTCGAGGTTGCGATACTTGAAGTTGACGCCGCTGATGCTGAAGGAGTCCTGCCCAGAGAGCATCGCGTCAACGGTCTCGCGGCTCACCCAGAATGAACCGTCTGGTTGGTCCGAGGGCCACTTCGGGCCGGCGTTGAAGACGCCCCACGAGTTCATGCACAACAGCCCGTCACGCTTGCCCTCGTTCTTGGCGTAACGCACGGAAATAAAACACATGCAATGAGCCCAAGATCCGCTTCGAGGTGCAAAGCCATCGGCGTCCCGCTGCGACGAGAAGCCGACGCCGCTGCAAACTGGCACTGGATAGCCGCTTTCGATGCTTGCAGCCGCCTCGTCAAAGTTCCGCACCAAGGCGACGTTTGTCGCAGTGTTCTTGTTGGCGAGCTTGGCAAGTGCCATCCCAGCCTGCCCGCCACCGCAGAGAACGTTGCCCCATTCCTTCGCTCGACTCGGGTTGTACGTGGTCAGATCGGCACCGGGATACTGCTGGCGAAACAGGATGCCGCCGACAGTCGCATCCTTGCACTTGCCGGCCACCCACCGTGCAGCTGCACCTCCGTATGAGCCGTCTGAAAAACCGGCCTGACTGACGGGAGGGAGACGCCCCGATGTGCGACTTCCTGAGTAAAGTGGCTCAGTCGCCACGAGCTTCGGCGGCTCGGGCAATTCGCCCTCGGCCCAATCCACGCACTGCCCGACATACGAACCCATCGCCCATCCGAACGACACGCAATCGCCTATGCCCTGTTTCCACGGCCCGAACGGCTTGCCGTAGACCTGGCGATGCGCCCGGTCCGCGTGGCGATACAGAAACGTGTCCTTCTGCTTGGCGTTCCTGATCACGTCCCTGGCAGCGTCAGAGAAAAGCGGCTGGTCAAGTTCAGCTAGAAACTGTCGCGTACCCTCTGGGTCTGGCGTGTACCCGAACTGCCCGTCAATCCGTGCTACGACCTTGTGCGTGGCACGCTCCACGAGCGCCCCAAGGATCGCCATCACGACGACGAACGTGACAGCACCGACAGACCAGCGGCTACTTCGTGACATCGGCAGCAGCCCTCGACAGGTCACGGAGTGCCGACACCCACGCCGCTCGGCTCTCTGGCGTCACAGGACCGCCAGATGAGCCCACAGCGTCGTCTAAGAACTTATGGATGGCTTCTTTGGCGTGCGGCTGCCGGGCACCAATCGACTCGCCACGGCATCGCATCTCACGGGCTGCGATCCTCAACTCGTCAAACGCCACGCCCGTCTTAAGCCGCTGGTCGTGTTGCCCGTCGTACTCGATGCAATCTGCGAGTTCTGAGCACAAGGCGGACAGGACACTGGCGTCCGAGGCGGCGCGTTCGCCGATAAATTTTCCCTTGAGCGTGAACGCATCCGGCGGCACCGGGGCAGGGGATGGCTGCGGTGCTTGCCGCTGCGGCGCGAACGCAATCGCCGCAGCCACGAGCAACGCCACCGCTGCGACGTGCTTGCCGTCAAACGTCGGCCACTTCGCCGTGGCAATGAACGCTTTGAACTTCTCTGCGATCTGCTGTCCAGCGAGAGCATAGACCGCGACGGCAACAAGCAGTGCTGTAATCACGGCTTCCTCAGTAGGGGCAGGAGAATCTCGATAGTCCCGGCAGCGATAGCGATGACGAGTGCGCGAGCGGCTGGCCTGACGAAGTACCAAAACGGGTACATGGCGACCGGCACGCACAGCACGGCGACCGAGTCGAAAAGCACGCCGACAGCCTCAAGCACGATGGCTCGCTTCTCCTCGCCCGTCAGCGTTTTCGTTGTGTCGAGCGTCTCGACAGTCAGCCGCACGAGAGCGGCGACGAGACAGCCGAACTCTGTGAGCGTCAGCCCGTCTTTCGCAGCAACCTTGGCGGTGACGAGAAACGCCGACACCTTCTGCGAGATGTCATGGAACGGCGCAGCGGCAGCAAGTGGAGCGTCGGCAACCATGCCGCCAGAGTAGGCGGGATGGGTGGTGAGTCAGACCGGGTCTGACTGCCCCTCTCGGTACAGCACCAGAGCAATGGCGGAATAACAGGCAATATCCTTCAGCGTGTCTTCGATGCCGTCGAACTCGCATTTCCCACGGCGGAAGAACGCCTTGAGCCGGTGCATCTTGTCGCTGATCCGCAGGATACAGCCAGCCCACGCCGGCATATTCACGACGTCGGCGCTCTGCCTGATGTTTGACAATGCGTCCTCGTCAACGCCGTAGTCGAGCGTCTTCGCCAAGTGCAGGCTTTTGAGTTCCTCAAGGATGGCTAGGAACTCCCGCGAGCCGGGACGGATGTCGTCGCTCTGTGTGGCAAGGATGCTGTCACCCGTCCACCGGATGTCGTCCGGTGCCGCTTCCATCTCACGCTGCCCTTGAAGAATCCAATCAACCGGCACAGTTTCCTCGCGCTCGGCGGCGTACTTCTCCGCGCTCGCCTGCGTGATCTCTTTACAGCGTGCCGGGAAATCCTCGGGCGTCGTTGTGGTCGTGTGGCACCTCGCGCCTTCGCAGCACGAGCCAGCGAGCCGTTCCTCCACTGCTGCCCGCAGCATGGCGTTGGATTCCTCAAGCGTTGCGATTACCTCTTGCATGCGTTTCCTTTCGAGAAGAAGTCTGGCGACGTCTGCCGCCAATGATCCTGCGGTGCCGGTCCACTGCCCTTGATAGCGATACGCTCGCTGGCGTGCGTCGGCTAGATACTCGTCAGATA